AGTGCAAAACTGTAGCAATATATGGAACAGATTAGCTCTTACATTCTTAGTTGGTAATCTAGAAACTAAGTCTGCGTTATGTAATAATTGTGGTAACATATCATATAACATATTGTTTAGTTGACCTAAAGTTAAATTTTGAAGTCTTTTAAATTCAGCAAGCCCCATTTCCCATCTTTTAATTGGATCAACTTCGTTATCATAACTATGGTCAATCCATTCGTCAAACATTTCAAACCCCATATTTCTAAGTGTTTCAATATTTTGATAACATCCAATTGACACAAAAGGTTGAAACTGAAAAAACGGCTTGTAGGATTTTTCAGTTATAAAAGACCATTCACACCCATAATGCCATGTTTCAGTTACAATCTGAAAGTAAGATTTTAATCCATGCTCATAACATATTACATTAGCTTGATTAATAGATAGATCTACATCGGGTTCCTCAATATGTGGTAATATGTCCTTGTTGTATTCTCGTAATTTTTGATAGTAATTTACTAGTTTTTTATCAGCTACTTTAGAAAGTAGTTGTTTTTCTTCTTCACTATCTCCCATAGCTGGATTCAAGTCTAGTTTTCCCAAACTATGTAAACATTCTTCTTCAAATCTTTGTTGTTGTATAAATGCCACTGTTAAAAATCTATTCAGTCTGGGTAGTCTGTTATAGCAAAGAGATTTGTGATCAAGTACTTTCTTGTTTGTTATATCTTTTACTTTTTGTGCTATGTGTAATTTTTGCTTTTCTCCAGCAGTATAAGAAGTCTGTGCGGCAAGCAGGTGGTTTAATTCGTATGATGTAACACAATTATATCCATGTTTTTTAGCTATCTCTTTCACTCCGCTTCCTTGAGCGGCAGTTAGTAATGTTAAATCCTGAGAGTTAGTAATGTTAAACGTATATCTAAATTTGTTAACATCATATCCAAAACTTGGATCTAATAGCATAGATTCATCGCCCCAATCAATTACCCAATGCACTAACCTTTTATAACTATCTTCCCAGATTCGAGCGGGCATCGGAAATTCATTACGTTTTCCTGTATGGTAAAATGAAAAAACTGGGCTGAAACGTTCGTCACAAATGCTTTCATACCAGTTTAGATATACTACATATTTTTGACCTGGTGGTATATCATCTAAGTATTTGTATTCTACAAGGTCATCACATCCAATAGGAATAAAACAGTCTTGCCATGTTTTACTATTAATGCCTGCATCGGGTGCATTATCTAAATTAGAACGTCTATAATGTATATGATCAGAAACTGGCGGTAGTCCTATATTGGTACCTGTGTGATCATCATATTTTAAAAAAGTAATTTTATCCATTTTGGAGGTAGGGGCTAGGCCTCTCCATTTGTAATGTGCTGGGTTGTTCATTTCTTTGACATTTTATCTATTACTGCATTAATCAAACTGTTACGATCCTCAAACTCTTCTGCTTCGCCTTGTATAGTATCATCGCCACCTTTTGCTTTGGCTTCTTGTGCATCAAATTTAGCTTTTTGCAGTTGTAGTTGAACCATTTTTAGTTTTTTGTCCATTTTTGCTGTTTTAGCTGTAATAGCATTGGTCATCATCTTACTTGCTGTATCAAATACAGCCGCGGCATGTCTATCTTCAACATTTTGTCCTAGATCCATAAGGTCCTGAAAGGCATGCATTGCTTTATCAGCATACTTGTCCATGTCAGCATCTAGTTGTTCTAAATCTCTTACCATTGGCAATGCGGCATCAATTTTATCTGCTACATCTAATTGTTGTTGTAGTTGTGCAATATCTAATCCTGTTTGTTCTTGTTTAACTGGCTCATCGACTACTTCATCTTTCATCGGTGGTAAGTCAAATACTTCTTCAATTTTACTGCTCATTTACGTTTCCTTTTTTTAGGCTGATTAAACAATTCGTTTTCTGTTAACACTCTAAACCCAACGCCTTGATGTTTACAAAATACTTTTGCGGCTTGCCATTTTGCTTCATTTACAATAGCTTGAGCTTTTTGTATGTTGCTTTTGGCATATGCTAGTGTTTGTCCGGCTGGTTTAATTTCAATCATCTCTGCTTTTCGTTGTTTATTTTTGTCTTCGTACACTATAAAAAAGTCTGGTACATAGTGTGTGTTCTTACCTGTAGCTGGATTTCTGTAAGGTATTCTATGTGCTTCACTTGCCCATGCTATTATATTAGGATGATCATCTAATAAACGCATAAACTTTAATTCCCAACCACTACGATATTTGGGTCGGTGTTTGCCTACATATTTTCTAGGGTTTTTAACCTCATATATGCCTTGTTGAAATTTATTTGCCATTCTAGTAGTATTTATTCTTACTACTCTTGTGGTAATTGATCAGGTGTGTTATCTGCTGGAATTATAAAAGTGTTGCCGTCAATATTTCTTAGACTTTCGCCTTTTCTAAGTGTACCTGTAAATTGTTGAAGACCACTAGTTCGATTAATAGGAGCAGGTCTATTTGCAACTGTACCTGGTGTTGTGCTTTCTATACTTTGCCTTTGTGCATTGGTTCGATTAATTAAACTAGAATCAACTCCACCAATGTTTACATGCTCTGGTTGAAAAACTGCACTGTATGTTGCCGGAGCACTATTTGAATAATCAAATGTTGTATGTGATGCTTGTGTCATCATACAGTTATAAAGAACAGTTGTTCTACCGCCTTGGGCTGTATCTTTATTGTGTACTCTTATTTCTTCAAAAAAGAATCTAGTATCACCTGTAACTGTTTTCGCTCCAAAATCATGCCCGCCAGAAGTAGAAAAGTCTTCATTTAATACAGAATAACCACTAAAATTCTGCGTAGGCATATCATGTCCTTGAAAGTAATGCTGTGCATATGCTTTCATTAAAGATTGAAATTGATTGTCTTTAGTATCATAGAACACAACTTGTAACGGCCCAGGTGTCATTCTAGTCGGAACATATCGTATTCTATTATATTGATTGACTTGTTGTATGCCGTAATCAAAATCAGGCATACTTACACTTTGTACTCTATGAAAAGTAAATGTCTTAGGAAAACTAGCATCTTGGATGGTTATGTTTTCGTTTAGCACAAATTCTAAATCAAATTGAAACAGGCTTCTTGGAGTTTTGACCATAACTTGGTCATCTGCTCCAAAATACTCAGCGGCGGCATTGTATGGGCCGGTATTACTAGTTAATCCCATACTTTGCTACCTTAAGCTACTGTTCCGCCACCAGTTGCGTTACTTACTGTCTGATCTAAATCAGCGCCAGTGAGAGTTGCATTACCTGCGGCGTCAAAAATTTCTGCGTTGTCGTATCTAATACCTACTGTTACTTGTACTTGTTCGCTACTTGCATAAGCCATGTCACCATAGCTAATATTTGCAATGTAACATCCTGCTAATTCAAACTTATCTAGTACACCTGGTGTTGGGCTAGCACCATCTAATGTTTCCATTATCATTTGGAACTTATAGCTTGAGCCTGCTCTTGGTGAACTTTGATTAGCGTGGTCAACTTGTCTGTTAAGTTGACTATTTAATTCTCTTAATACTACACTGTCAACGTCATCTCTAAGTACAATGGACACTGCTTCCCAAGAGTGTTTACCTGCAAGGTAAATTCTTGAGTTGTATGTATCTAACGGAATTTCATCATGTGTTAGACTTGGTCTGGTTGTACTAATAACGCTTCTAGTAGGAGTAGCACTAAATCCTTCGCCTACAAATGTCACTCTAAAGCGATATTGTAGCTTAGGCATAATTGTTGTTGTATTCCCTGAATTGTCTGGAACACCTAGTGTTGTGATAACTGCCATGTGAATCTCCTCGTTATACCGGCTGTTAGTATTTATTAAAAAACGTCAAAAAAAATGGACAGCCGAAGCCATCCATTAAGTATTAAGTTAATTTTTATTAGTTTGTGCTTGATAATGTGCCTGTATTCACTAATCTAATTGGAACATAGATAAATTCTGCCGCTTTTGAAGGTTCAATAGCAACATCTACATAAAACTCATTACGATCAATTCTCGCTGGAGTATTATTTGTATCATCACATACTACTGCAAAGTCGTTAAGTCCTCGTCTACTTAAAATGTCTGCAAGGAATCTTTCAAATACAACTTTTGCTCTAGCTCTAGTTTGTGCATCATTGATTTCAAACAAGAACGGACGAGCAATCTCATCAAATCTTTCTCTGAGATAAGCAACCAAACGTGCAACATTAACTCTATCTAAACTACTAGTATTAGCATGTAGTGTTTTCTGTCCAAATACTATTGTACCTTGTCCAGGGAATGTTGTGATTGGATTTAGCTTTGCTGTATACATTGCATCACGTTGTCCTTGTGTAAGGCTAATTGCTTTAAATTCGCCTTCAGTTGTAATGTGTCCAACTGCACTTGCGTTTTGTACAACACCTCTTGTAGTTCCTGCTGGAGCAAACCATTGGAAACTAATGTTGTCATTATAAGCAATAGTGTATAGTGCCATATGACTTGGAGGAACAGTTACAGTATTACCATTTAATGGCTCTGTAGTTTGTCCTGCAGGATAGTAAACTGCACTGTATGTGTTCTTAGTTACTAGTCCATCTTCGCCATTTTCTGCGGCACTGTTACTATTGTTTACCCAACTAATAACATCTGTTGGATTTTTACGCATTGGTGTGTCAATAACAATAAATGCTGTCTCGCCTCTATCACTGTTTAGTGTGACCATTTCGTCTACTAGCTCTGGATAGTTTGGTGAAGCAATTAAGCTGTACTTGTACTGCGGATCTCTAAGATCTGTACCAGCAATAGCCGCTTGCATTGCAGTTGCAATAACACCACGTTGTGCATATCTACCAAAACGTCCACTGCCGTCTGCATGATTACTTGTACCATTTCTCCATGCTGTGCCGTTCCATTTACGCACTGTGTTTTTACTTTGTGTCATGTTTACAACTACCATACCTGTTGGATATACTGCCGCATTTGGTGCGCCTGCAATTGGTGCTCCTCCGCCTGCTGTATCATCAATATCAGCAAACAATACACCATTTGATGTAGATTGATCTGAATTGCTGTGTAGTACCCATGCATTGTTTGCACCATTTCTTTGATAAATCTTTGGATATGCACGTTCGTTAGCTTGATTCTCAGCGGCTAAAGTTGTGTCTACCCATATATCGTTTGCACTAGCACCTGTTGGCTCTGTTGTTGAATACGTTGCTGATGTTGCAACATATGCACCGCCTGCAACACGATATAGGTCCAACTTGTCAATTTCGTTATTAAACCAGTATTGTCCAGTAGCTGGAGTTGCTGTTGGAGTTCCGTCTTGTGCTATAATATCAGTTGTTGTTAATGCACCAGGTGCGCCTGCTGTAATCTCTCTTACTAACAATGTACCGCGTGTGTTAGCTTGTTGGTCAAGTACCAAGTTACCTGCTACGGCTGTACTTGCAGTTAATGCAGTTACACTTGATCCATCTTGTGGAACAAAGTCTGTAATTGCGCCAGCGCCGTCAACTTGTGTAGTACTAACACCTTGAACTGTAACTGCACCAAACGAATTAGTACTATATCTAAGGAATTTTAAATCAATTCCGTTACCTGCACTGGTTGTTTTAATCCAAATGTCGCCAGCGGCTGGTGTACTAGGAGCACTGAAGTGTTCATCATATGTTGCATCACCTGCGGCTAATGAATTATCAATCAATTCCCATGCACCACCTGTACCATGGAAATATTGGATACTCATTTGTCTTGCGCCTGTTGTTACTGTCTCATTATCAATATGTACTACAACCAAATATGTGTCATCTGTTGCGGCACTTGGTGTTGCTAATGAAGTTGGGTCAAATGCAACATCGCCGTCTATAGTTGCTTGTACGCCAGTTGCATTTTTTACAACTGCTGGAATTTTGTTTTCCCAACTATTATTTGTTGCACTCCATTCATGGATACCAAATTTACTTGCATCAGTATCTAACCAAAGTCCGCCTTGTGTTGCATAAGATGCAGTTGGTGCGGCTGTGCTGGCTTCTAGTTGTGCAAGATTTATATCTGCTCTAACGACAAATGCTTGATTACCTTGTCCTAGGTAACTGTATGCCGCCATAAGACCATATTCACTAGTCTCACTTCCTTGTACTACACTAGCTCCACTTGTAGTAAATGTTGGGTTTCCAAAAAATTGTGTCAATTCTCTTTGGCTAGTAACTTTTATTACTTTGCCAGCTTGAGCACTTTTTGTAAACTTCGCAATACCATCAGGTTCACTTCCTGTAGGATCTGTTTTTTCCTGACGTGTTGCTACCATTAATAGTGGAACTGTACCGGCGCCCGGAGCACCGTATGCACTTTCATCTACTACTGATACATTTACACCAGGTGATACTAATACTGCCATAATTATTCTCCTCATAAAGTATTTGTTAGTAGTATTTACCAGGACCACTATATATCCGGGTGGTTATAAGAGTTAACCTAGTAGTTAATGATTTAGTCAAAAAAATAGAGCCCGTAGGCCCTATTTTAGTTTATTTGGTTAGCTTATGCTTCTGCGAACATTTTTGCTCTGCTACCATTTACGTCACGAGCAGTAATGCTATATCGTGTTGCACCTGTAGTAGCAATATCAGTCTTGACGTTAAGTCCAGCTGATTTCATTTCGCTCATTCTAGCAGGAAGTTGCTGAATGCCAAACCTTGCATTTGCGTCTTTCGCAGTCAAAGTTTTACCAGTACCTCGAAGATAAGTTTCTAGGAAAGTCTTCTGGTTAGTTTTAATTTTAGTAAAAGCCATTATTGCCTCCAGTTAAGTTGCACTTAGAGTTTATCCCTAAGCAATAAAAACAGTATAACACCACAAGTTGCATGATGTCAACCTTTTTATTTGTATGGGTTAGTCTTTTTTTGTATACTGATAGGGTGAACACCGTAATCATTATACTCTTCCCAATTATCTTTAGTTATAAAGCTAGACTCAAATCCTGTATCTAACTCTAAGTTATCACCGTTGATAAAGCTATTGTAAACTTTATCTAAAAATATGTCATGGTTAACCATACTTAAATGCCCAACCCTGCCATCTTGTCCGGCGGTAACTTTTATAAAACTCATTCTCGCATCATTGTTTTCATCGGGAACAAATTCATTTATACTCACATGTTCTAACAATCCAGTAGTATTAAATCCTGTATTCCACTCAGTTACTGAATTTACATTATATGCAGGTATATTAATAAGTTTATATCCTTCCCGTTGAAACTCTTTAAACCAACTTGATATTGCACTTCCAT